TGTCAGTTGTTGTGAGCATGTAAACGACATCCGATTCGAGTTGGGGGTTTTGTTTATTACTCTGACTCATGTAACCGATTCTCCTTTCATTCTTCTAAGGACTTGAATAGTGTAGATGTTGACACGCCCAAAGCTTCTGCTACCTCAGCTTGAGTTAAGCCTGAATTCAACATTGTCTTAGCTCGAGCAACCTTAGTGGGACTCATTAGAGTAGTTGGGCGCGGGGTAGCTAACTGTTTAATCTTATCAAGACTGGCGTTCTGAATGATTTCAGATAGGGTTGAAGAGCTAACAGCACCAGCTTGTATAGCTTCCCATTCTCTATCCGTAATCTCTATTAAGTTCTTTTTAGCACCGGTTCTTGCACGAGCTTCTGCTAAAGCTTGGTTTTTGACTTTCTTTAAATCATCGTCATCCATATAAGGATTGGCGAGTTTCTTTCTTTCTATGATGCTATTTGCAAGTATTTGTGCTTGACGCTCAATTGGTTTATTGCGTTTTGCTATATTGAGTTTTGTTTCGAGGAGCCTTACTTCAGGTTCGTATGTTCTACGAGCAGAAGGACTATAAGGTGTTGGTGTTATAGATAGAGTATCTAATCTTGCCTTATTGGCAAGCGATTTTAACGAGTTTGCATAGGAGGCATACACATTCTCTATCTGCGTGCCTGAGGATAGACTAAAAGCATCATCTGTCTCTGCCATCTTTGTAGACGTAGTTTGTCTTTTAACTATCTTTCCAGTAGCCCTATACATGGGTTTACCTGTGTCAGGATTTATAACTGCTTTACCTGTTTCTGGATCAACTATCTTAACAAGCTTCTCATATGAGGTGCCAGTATATGTATACAGTTTCTTGCCAGTTTCAGGATCGATGTATAGCTTAGTTGGTTTACCAGTTTTGCTACTGACAGGTCCAACAAAGGCTCCTTCTTTCCGCTCATCAACATAAAACTTTGATTTAGCTTGTGAAATTAGGGTTGAGGCTCCGCCCCGACTGCTTCCTTGATATTTAGCCGATAGGGCAGCAATACCGTTATCAATGTAGGATTGCTTATAATTAAGATGATGTTTTTCGGAATCGATAACAACCATTGAATGTTTGACCGCTCTTGCTATTTCATCAAGATTGGCGCCTTTAATGGTCATATCGGTTATTAAGTTAGACACTTCGCCCATCTTAGTTTGTTTATTCTGCGTTCTTGGACCAGTTTTGCCATAATCAACATCTCTAGTCTTGGCATTGTATGTTCCACCGTCGATGGTTCTCATTCCGTCATATGGAGGATATGCCGTTATTGGATCGAAGTTTTTAAGGGCCTTAAGTGACGCCGAAGATTTGACAAGACCACTATTGTTTGGAATAACAATAACACTGTCACCATCGAAGTCCGCGCCAGATAACTTTTTAGCAACATTTGGGTGTATGCCAATAGCATCTTTAGCGTTCTTCATAATAGCTTGTGCAGATTTAGATTTGTTGTTAACCGTTAACTCTGGTATTTCAAATGTTCCTCCATGAGGGTGACGAATAAGAACAACTCGTTCACCATTACGAAAGTTTGGCGCATAGACTTCGCTTTCCTTAATGTCGGGTATTGGTAATATAACTTGCGATGCCTGACGTGGAAGACCGGCCGCTTTAAGATGAACAGCGGATGAATCACAATCATCAGCAAAAGACAGAAGAAGTTGTTTCTTCACAACAGGATTTGTCAGTGACATTATCTCTTCATATTCTTCTAACTTTTCCTTATAACTAAGGTCAAGTTGCCTCTTGGCTAAGGAAGGGTTCTGCTTTGATAGCATTTGAGAAGACAGGGTTCTTGACCAGGTATCCCAGTCACCTTCTTCATTAACAATGTTTAGCGCACCGCGTCGACCATTATCTTTTATAGTTGCACTAAATGGGTTTTCGAGGTCGACTGTACCGTCAGGTAATCGATTCATCTTCTTAAGTACATCAAGTTTGTTTCCAGTGTTGCTTTTATTAGTGTTAAATATAATGTCAACGCCATCCGGCATATTATCGCTATAGATAGCCATACCTTTAATATAATGCGTACCATTGACTCCTATACGAACTTGGGCATATTTGGAGCCACCTAAATCAAGGTCATTAACACCACGACGAAGTTCAATAACTCCATCCTTGTCGCTACCACCTTCACTACCATAACGAACTTTAACCCGGCTTGCGTCAACACTTTGAATTGGCCCAAACTCCTTTTTCTGGAAGCTTCTTCCATAATCGTCTGACACAATGCCAAGTTCCTTAATCAAATATGGATTCTTAACGACTTCCTTCCACTCTGTATCAGGGGCGCCAAGAACCTTCATAACAGTGAACTTACCGGGCATGCCGACTTGAGGAACATTAACTTGATGAATCTTATATCCCTGTTCCTTTAGCTCGGCGAGTGCTGTATTGAGTCTTGTGGCGCTGACACCGATATACTGTTCAACGCCAGCTCCGACGTCAACAAATCGTTTTTGGTCGACTTGTTCTTTTAACATCTTAGCTGTTGTCGCAGTAATGGTCGACCTTTCAGCTAAAGTTGGGTCGAGTAATGCGCGAATGGACGATTCGTTCCATGTTTTGTCTTCGTCGCTCATTCGACGAGCTATCTCCATGTTAGAATATCCACGATCCTTCATTGCAAGAACTCTCGCAACGTTGGCTGCTCTAATTTCATCCTTAGTTATAGATAAGCGAGCTCTTAGTTGAGTGGTCGTTATACCTTCGGCCTTAGCTATATCGATGTCGCTCATACCCTGGTCTTTCATTTCCTGAATATGATCACGCCAACGCTTGGCTCTTTGATAGGGGGTCTTGCCCGAGCCCCAAGGATATCTCCCTGAATGTCTTGGTGTTCCGTAGTGTGTTAATTCACTCATAAGGCTTAACCTCCTAATTTAACGTCTTCAATAAGTTTGTCAAACCTTATTATCTTCTCCATTATTCCAAATATAGATTCAGGGTCGGGGTTTAATACAACAACATCATTCGATTGATAGATGCGAAGTTCTGTGTCAATCTCATTTGGCCTAACTTTATATTCCAAACAGAATAAGGCCGCATATATTAAAAGCTGGTTCATTGACACCCTTGACTCTCCAGATTTATAATCATGGATTCGAAGGAAGTTCTGTCTAAAGTCAATGGTATCAGCAGTGCCGAAAGCATTGGGGGAGTAATATAGAATTTGTTCAGGAGTCATATGGAATCCGATTGCATCGTTGACATATCGATTAAGGGTCGCCTTTGTTTCTGGAAGCTTAACACCAAGCCTTATTAAATCGCAAGCTAAATTATGTAATTCGGTTCCTCTCTTAATAGCCTGCTGCTTACGATATACATCAACAACCTTTTGCTCATCATAATTAAGCCAGTGATAATTGCTAGCGCCGAGAAATGCGTGAAGTCCGATTAGGTCGGAATGCTTGTTGAAGTTCATAAAGGACAGCCTCCTTGTTTTCGGGGCATATCATTGCGGCAAAGGACATGTTATCCATGAGCTCAATATAGTATTCTTGATTCGGACGATATGGCTCATTTAAACTTTTCTTGCCTTCTAATGCTGCCCATTTATTTTGATACAAAATTAGAAGGTCCGGTATGCCCTGAATCTCATTTGCATCTAGGTGACAAACAATACATCCAGGAAACATCTCTTCTAATTCGTGCTTTAGGTTGGTTTTAAATCTACCTTCTGCTGTCATTAAGGATGTCCTCCTTTCGCGAAAAATAAATAGAAAAGGCGTATTCTACCCCTTCTATTATAGGCTGCGTTTTTCACGCGAAAGGATTAGACCATCATAAAACGACTTTCATTGAAATCTCTCTTATTATCAAACGCCTTCTTGATGGCCATATCAATGGTGGAGTTTGACCTAAGATAGTAGTAATATAAATCTGTGAACGGAGTATTTAATCTGTCTATTCTTCCTGCAGCCTGGACTGTTGCTTTATATGAGTAGTTTTGTGAGAAAAATATAATAGTGTTGGTTTCGATACAATTCCAACCCTCTGCTCCAGCAGCATACTGAACAATATACATCCATCTGTCAGTATCGGGTATGGGTTCGTGTTTATGACCATTCCATTGTCGTGTTGGAAGATTCAGTTTCTTACCAAGTTCTAACAATAAGTCTCTCTCATAATCAAAGTTATAAAATATGATTGTCTTTGGATGTTTCTCTGTTAGCTGTCCAAGAATATCCAAGCGTCTTGGGTCGCTGTTTACTACTTTTCTTAAGAGATAACACATTTCTGAGATGTTGACAATTGGCTTGTTCTCGAATACATTCCATCGAGTTATCAAAACCTTATTGAATAGATCTCGGTCGAATGGGACAGGAACACTATTCTCATGAGATATGGTTCGTTTGGTATAATGCATATTGACTAATATAGATTCTCGTAATTTAAATAATCTAGCGAGTTCTACATACCTGTCAACTTTTGGATATTTCGAGAAGCGACTATAAATAACATGCCGATTAATAAATTCAGTGCGATTCTTATAAAACCCATTTGCTATGAATACTGGAATATAATCGAGCCAAACATCGCCTGGAGTGGCGCTTAATAGAATCCATTGATTATTTTTAGTAATCTTCAAGAATGCTTTAACCCAAGCTCCAGCTCCTATTACACGCTGTTCGTCAAATAAGAAAAATGCGTCTTTAACCGAATCATACTTTCCTATATTATTCCATGAATCGATTACAACTTTTACCTTGCATGGGTTGGATTCACTATCGGTCGACAAAAGAAATGGGGCGCATTCCTGCTCCCATTCTTTACAGTCGCGCTTTCTCGCAGTCGTGATAATATATAAATCTCTTGGTTTCTTGAAGAGGGAGAATCCGCCTTCGCCGTTAATCTTAATCTTTCCTTCACAAACTTTGGTAAAGTAATATGCAAGACCGGTTCTGGACTTTCCTGAGCCAACGCCGCCAACCAGAATATTACCATTCTTTAGTTTTTCTATAGCATCCTTCTGATGCTCATATAAGGATATAGCCAAGGATTCTCCCTCCCAAAATATAGATTACTCGACAGTACTCAAATTGTCATGGTGGCCACATGATCCATCGCAGACATCACAGTTACCACAACCCCCAACACAGTCCGAAGCTGCCGTAACTTGTGCGGCATACTTTTTCTCGAATTCGTCTTCATAAAGTGTCACATAGATGGCCTGCAAATATGCTTTAACGCCACGCTTCTCAGCCTTGGTCCCAGCATGCATGACCCATTCGTAAGGACGGATGTTTACATCAACGTTAGCTATGTCGGCCCAGTCGAGAATATGGACCGTCTCTTCATTGAGTAAGCTCTGCCCATTGCTAGATATAAGCATTATCTTAGGCGGACGATCGCCGAATCTAACAGCCACCTGAAGTGACGCTTTTTGCTCATCACGCGGGTCGTCAGACGTTAACCATTTGATGTTCCAGCCATCAGCTTCTGCTTTCTTGGCTGTCTTGTTGTCTAATATAACAACAAAGTTACGGACGCCTTCTGCATTAAACTGTCCGGGCTTACCACTAAAGTTGCGGTATTTGATTTGGGCTCCAGCGATTCTAATATTGTCTAACATATTTTACTCCTTTCAAAATGGCTGGCATTCATAACCAGCAGAACATATAAGTTTATCTCCTATTAGTTTTGATTCTTTCAGACAGGAACATTCCGCGCAGTCAAATTTACCACATGGCATGTTCCATGGCGGGTTATCTATCTTGGTTGACGGTTCTTCGTCGGATATAAACCACTCGAAGTCACCATACTTTGATATGTTTTCGATTGCCTTATCGACTAGGGTATTGTGATACCGAATATCAATATTCTGCTCTAACCCAAGTTCCTTGACCATTTCACTCTCGAGCCAGCGATACCCAGTGGTGCCAGTTGCAGCATAGTATTTTCCATCCTTTTCTCTATATAGAACACCGCCACCAGAACCGGGGATGACTGGACAGAATGAACCAACCTTTCCTATAAACCTATAGTCGTGTTCTTCCTCGGTGCTCTCATTCATATCCAAATATAGAGCAGAGTCGACGGACTTGGCCTCACAGTAGTCTTTAAACTCAAGAGGTTCATGAGAAAATAAAGTCTTAAAGACATATGGATGTGCAAATTGCGCTCCGGTAGCCGTCCAACATCCAGCTTCCTTCTCGTTCTTCTCAGGAATATAACCGTATAGCTCCATACACTTATCCTTGGAAGCATACTTCGAAATAAAGACGGCGTCGTTCACAAGACACATCTTTTCATAAGTTGCCTCATGTTCAAATGTGTACCCATATTTCTCGCCGAACTTCATGACAAAGTCAATTATCTCCGGAGTAGCATTAGGTATCTTGATCGAGTCTGTCTTGATATGTGCAACCGTAAAGCCCCTGGCTTCAACTTCATACTGTAGATCAACCATAAATAACGCGCCGCGCTTTGCAACCACATTATCAATGTTTCTTGGGTCTCTGAATGGGTTCTCGAAGCGTGCCCAGGTAAGACCATACGCGGAGTTTAAAGCAGTCTTGAGACCATTTGACAGGTCTTTAAGAGTGAACTTATAGTTCTTACCAAGAGCGTCATCTAAAAATGGAATTAACTTACCGTCTAGAAGTGTTCTTAATGTCTCAAAATCCTTATGTTTTATGGCTATACGAGCCTTCTTAAGGTCGCTATAATTTTTAGTATATTTGCCAAATAAGTTCATAGCTTCTATACTTGATGGATGTTGAGATGCTATATCAAGTACAGCCGTATAAATATGGATTCCTGGTTGAGCGTAAACACGACCCCCTTCGCCAACCAAATATCCACGATACGTGCTCTTTCCAGCTTCATACTTATAACCAGGAAACAGCTCGCTTAGGTCAGGTTTATTAAAATGAACCTGAGGTTTGCGGTCGTTACCAAACACTATTTTTATTGTGTGTTGGTTTGTTGTGTCATTAACGGTCAGACCACTTAACTCGGCCAATATCTGTCTTGCCGTCCAGTCACCGGCAAGATGGTTGAAGACGGCCTCTGTCGCTATAACATCATTACAACAATAATCTGCAACTGTTTCCCATAATTCTTCCGGGACAGGTTGGTTCCACGGAAGTCCGAGCTCTTTGTGGTGGATGCCAAGCTGAATCTCCCACTTCTTTAAACTCATCTTGTTGCTAGCAGACGCAAAGTCATAAACGTCAGTGTAGGATATGTTATAGGCCTCGCCAAACATACAGTTCTTACTATCATTTACTATCTTTTGGCTCAACTCATAAAGCTGTAGATTATCATATCCAATATACCATGCATACAAAATATGATTATCATAACGCCTACAGTTAAAACCAACAAGTTTATGATGCATTAATTCTTCGATGACGGATGGTTTAGGATTTATCATTTTAACTGGTTGTTTACCCGCCTTCTTCCAAACTACTACAAATAAGTTTGGAAAGACTTCAACATCGAAGAATATAAGTTCGTCACTTTGATAGGCCTCCGGTGACTTACTGGTTTCCTCTGATGCAAAGTGCATCTTATTAACTAACTTAAGGCAGTAGTCCGCCTGATTAGTCGAATTGTTTGCGAATGTCAAAATCTTCGGACGAAGGTCTGTTACATCATATTTCATCCCCGAAGAATATGCATCCTCAAGAATCTTATAGATAAAATCTATGCTTGGTTTTGTACCAGGGTGAATTTCTTTTCTAAGGTTTCGAGCAATGAGGTCACGGAGACCCTTTTCACTCTTAACCACATCTCCATTTATCACTTTCTCCTCCTTTAACGGAAGTCCGCTATTAATAATTGCCACTGGTAAGTTATTACACTTAGACAATCGTCTCCTAAGAGAGGCATCACCGACAAACACCTTAATCTCTATCCCTTCAGAATATATGCGGCTAAGTCTCGATGTATCTCCGTCATAAATATAATGGAGGTGTATTCCGGCTCCGCCTTTGCTATATTCTGCATATGTAGGAGGCCATTTGCTGGCCGCTTCGATATTCTTCTCAACCGACTTCTTACCGGTCGCATCTTTTAAATCAAAGTCGATGACAATATGATTCTCAGGAACCTTTACGTAGTGCGTCTTGTGTGTGTCGAGCTCCGAAAGAGTCGTCGTTACTTTAGCCCACTTAGAATATGGCTTGTCTTGCTCGTTTGCATATTGTGCTGGGCAGGATGCTAGCATCTCATCAATTAAAGACTCCTCTTCATCCAAAACAAGAGAATATGGTTTAGCATCTTCCTTAACCGACTCGATGTTCTCAAACTTTTCAATGAGAAAAATAGAGTAATAGTTGCGGACCTGTTTACCGTCATTTAACCTCGCGCGTTCATTAAACTCTCGAAAATATGCTTTGAGTTCTTCCCTAAACTTATACTTCGGAAGTTTAAATTCAATAAGCGTTTCCTCACAATATACCTTGTACATATCATAAGCCTGGGTTAAGCTAACTCCGTTCTGTTCTTTAAAGAAGAAATAATTATCTTCCATAAAGTTGAAGAAGACGTCAGTCTGATACATCATCTCGATTGGTCTATAAGATGAATAATAATTCTTACCCATAGACCTATAAGTCTCAAGACAATGACTCGCAATGCCGCCAAGTTCAAAGTCTATCTGATTCATCAAAACATGATATTCGTTTGGAGGAACTTTTCTGCCACTTGGTCGAACGTCAATCAGGCGCCTAATTATACCAGACTTTGCATCCGTAATCTTAACGGGTTTGTTGGTCCCCATAAATAAGAAAGCATTAGACCTTGCTGTGTATGAAGCCTTATACTTCTCGTTCATGGTCATCTCTTCATGAGAAATAATAGAGTTCAACTTTGTGTTGTCCTCAATACGAGACAAGTCTCCGTCATGCTGAATTGCGACGAGGGGATTTGTTTTAAACACTTCTGTTGCGAAAGCATTACTTGAACTTGTAAGGGCCTTGGCTTCAAAAGATGTATAATATCCAGCAAACAGCTTCTGAACAATATTGAGGAATGTGGATTTACCAGACCCAGCCTCTCCATACAAAACCACAAACTTCTGAATATGTTTTGCATCCCCAGCAACAATCGCTCCGACAGCCCACTCAAGCTTAGCTCTCTCCTCTGGGTCGTACAAGGTACTCATCAACTTTTCATATGAATCAATTGGTCCTGGCTCCAACGGATATGGTAAACGCTTACTGACATAGTCAGTCTTCTTAACCACGGTATTAGCAAACGTTAAATTATTATCAATATCTTTATACGTGTCGAACATATCCTTAATGAATGACTTGTATTGACGCCAAGAGTTTGAAGAATATGATTCCATCAGCCGAACCTTAATCTCACCATTCCAAGTCGCTTGCCGTTTCTCTTTGTAGGCTCTCAACTCGCGGTCTACCAATATCTGTACATCAGATTCGTCAGTAGACCATAGCTGCTTTTCTTCATTCCAAATTGCATAAAATGATCTCCCGCGAACCATCAAATCTTTTGAGTTGCCCGGACGAAAATCGGGGTAAATTTCAAGCGTCTGAAGCCTCCGTCTCTTCTCGCCAGAGTCATCATACGTTCCAATAATCCTCTCTCTAATTTGATAGAAATCCACGGGTCTGCCTCCTTTCTTTTTTGCTGAAAAAATACTTTGTGACACTGTGACACTTTGTTTTAAAAACTTTTTTATATATGATATGTGATATATTACACATACTTCTATAATGTTTTAAGAAAAAAAGTGTCACAAGTGTCACAAAACTTTATTTTTCATCAAAATCACCTCAAAAATGGCCAAAAAACGCCCAAAAACGCCTAAAAATGGCCCAAAAACGTCCAAAATCACCATTTTTTACCAAAAATCTTGTGACACTTTTTTTTCAAAAGTGACGCAAAAGTGTCACAAATCGCCCAAAAGTGTCACAAAAGTGTCACAAAAATGCCAAATTTCATCAATTTTTTGTCCGTACCAGACCTCCAAAAACAGCCAATTTTTAGCCCTCGAAAAAAAGTGTCACAAAAGTGTCACAAAAGTGTCACAAAAAATGACACAAAATTTACTCTCAAATTGAGTAATTTTCATTCAACCAATAGTTCATTTGATACCATAATTCGACCTTTCTTTGGTCCATTTTTGCCGTCTTCAAAGGAAATAATCCGCCCCTTCCATTCCTCTTATATCGCCTATCAAGCATCGTCGAAACTATGTTTCCAACCTCTACTGGAGTCTCGTCGTGCGCATACGAACCATCCTCGGCCCAAGTCAATCCGAGGTTCTCGACCAGCAACCAAAACCACTCAGCCACTGACCTATCCCACTGACTTCCGCTCATGTCAAACTCTATGCGATATGCAAGAGCTATCATCATCTCAAGCACTGTACACTGTCCGTGCCCGCCTGTCCCAGGCAAAGAGGAGGAGCCTTGTGGCCCCACCTCATCAATATACTTATCTCTTAATTGTTCGCCATCGACTCCTCTATTAGCATCATTCGGGACGAGTGCATAAAACACCATTCCATGTAATTGCCATAAGAGCTCGACAAATTTATTACCATTATGCTCGACTCCGACTATGCTGCAAAGGAAGTCGAAGTATCTATTTTTCATACCTTCCCTCCCGTCCTTTATTGCGCTCATAATTCTCGCGAGGGCTCAGGTTTCTACGTACGTGGCTGTTCATAATAATCTCTTCGTACGAAGCCCTCACAAGATTAACCTCATAGTCAACCGCGATGGGCTCGTTACGTACGTAGCAACTCAAACCATCCGCAAGCAACTCAAGCGCGTCGTCGCCAAGTACCCCACTCGGGTCCTCAAGCAGCTCATCCTGCGAGTCAGCTATGGCCTGGTCATAAATATAGTAATATAAGTTGACCTTCTCATGCTGCGGGAACTCGTTGGCGTACTCATCATAACTTATTGTGTATGGCCTCGTACGGTCAATACCAGCAAGATCCCGCTCATCCACACCAGGGTCTTTCGTGTCAGCTTCGCTCATCCCAGCGGCATCACGGACTTCTCCGTCGTCCTCATCCGGCTCAGGGTTTGGACGGCCGTTGATGTTGTATGCACGCTTGGCCTGCTCATAAGGATCCATATCCAAGGATGTCCTGATCAAGGGATTAGGGGCAGTACGAAACGCGTCCTTATCCGAATAAGGGGTCGACCTTGTCTCAATTTGACCGTCCTCAGCCTGCTTTTTATTGAGATAATGCTCGCGTATGGCATCTATTTCTTCCTCGACGATGCGTGCGTATCCTTCCTCAAGGGTCTTCTTTGCTATCAAATATCCCGTCCCTGCCCCAAGGGCAAATATAAGAACGTTAAAAATGATTTTTTTTGTCATGGGTACCTCCAAAATTAGTTAATAGACGATTCTCTCAATTTCAACACTACTTGTGTTGCTTACATGGGTCTATGAGCTCGATAACAGGAACGTAGGGGTGACCCCATTCGTCAATCTCGGGTTCGTCGGGCCAGTACATCTCAATTAAGACGCCCTTCATAGAGCGATGGGTAAATATTGTATCCCGTTCGTAGTACCTAAACAGCATTAGGTCGGCAGGGGTAATCAACTCAAATATGCTGTAGATGACGAACCCGTCCTCGTCAATAAAGAGATTACGGTCTACGTCATAAAATATACCTATGACGTCATAATCAAGACCATCTTTCATTGAGATTGACCCCATATAATTACTCCCTTATCAATATTTCGCAGAGGACTTTAGGATTGTCACGGTGATGAAACGTACAAAACCTCGGGTCATGTCGGAACAAATATATGTCGCTAGGGGTTAGTCGAGTATAAATATTGAGTATGCGGTTGCCTTTCATGTCGTAATATATGTTTAGCAGCCTATCCCAATAAATATACTCGATAAAGTCAACGACACGTGCTGCCCGAGAGACATAGTCCATAGGGATGTAGTTCATTGATATTTTCCTTCAAATGGTAATTGAGGCATCTTGCTTGCCACGAGAGCATTCAAATATGCATTTTGCTGTCTCATGCTCTCTGCTTTCTTCTTAGCCCTGGGGTTATATTTATGCTGACCCATTATTTTTGCCTCCTTGCTATTAAATCTGTGATAATCGCATCTGTCTTCAGCTCGGCGATCGTTTTAAGAGTAGATAAACTTTGCTCAAAATGATTCATGGTGATTTTACTCCTTTCAAGACTTTAAATATACCAACCGTAACCAAAGTCTATGTGGATAACCTCTCCACAATATCCATCCTCTGGTATTGTGATTATCTCACATATCTTGTCACGGTCAGACTTCATGCAAAAGCTATTGTTGCCTGGGTCGTCGCGGAAGAGTAAAAGGTCATTAGGGGTTATCATATCAAATATGTTATAAATGATGTTACCATCCATATCTGTAAATATGTTGTCGACCTCATAATACAGAATATAAGTCACATTCTCCATAATAACCCCCTTTGACTTTCTTATGATTCAAATTTGCGTACGTCCTGATATATAGGCTGACGCAAAGACTTTTTCTCTATCTTGTCATATATGAGACCATCGACATTGAAGTCGAGGAGGACATTGCGCTCGTCGCCGTTGATGAAAGCTCTGGCCCTCGGGTTATCTCCGTCAAATATACCGAAGTCAA